GACAGCCCTTCCTTCAGGTTCTGGAAGTCCACCCCGTCGCCGATCCGCTTCAGCTGGGCGTTCATCTCGCTGATGTTGTCCCCGGCCGTGTCCCCGGCCTCGCCCACGTTCGCCAGCTGGGTCTGGGTGTCCAGCAGTTCGCCCTTCGCCCGCAGCATCTGCTGCTGCATGTCCTGGAAGGCCTTGCTGGCCTTATCGACGCCGTTGGCGTTCATTTCCGCCAGGGCCTTCTCCGCCTGGGCGACCACCGCCTTCTGCTCTTCCAGTTTCGCCTTCAGCAGTTCGCTCTTTTCCTGCATGTAGGCTTCGGCGTCGCCGGTGGCCTTGAACTGCTTTTCGTTCAGGGAAAGCTGGGCATCCAGCGTTTTCAGGGAGTTCTTCGCGGCCGCAATGTTCTGCTTGAACTGGGAAACCCCGCTGACCCCCATTTTGATATTCACGCCGCCTGCCATTCTCTCACCCTCTCGTTATAAAAGCCGCGGGAGCCGCATCACCGTGTCATACTCCCGCCTGTATAGATAAAGATCCATGACCTGCCCCGGGCGCATCCGGTTGATCTCCGGCAGCGTCAGCCCCGCGGTCAGGCCCCAGCTGACCACCATCAGGTACGTCAGCTTTCCTTCTCTCTTTTTTTTTCCATCATCTCAAGCGTCACGTCCACCGGTCCTTCCTTTTCCTCCGGCGGGATCTCGCTCCGCATTCCGTCCTCGATGGCGTTCAGCACTTTCTGAACCGCTTCGAATACCCGGTTCGGCCTCATGGCCCGCAGGATCCACTTCTCCGTCAGATCCGGGTCCTTGCCGGCTTCCTCCAGCGCCGCGTTTCCCAGCACCGTCACCCACACGCCGACGGCCCGCAGGTGCTCCGCCGTGCCGAAAATGCTGTTCTCCGCCAGGTCCTTCTCACTCTTCGCGTCGTCGCCCTCCGCGTAATCGAGCACGCTGCCCTTCGCGTCCGGGTTCCGTCCCGTCAGCAGGCTGATCGCCCGGTCAATGTTTCCGAGCGCTTCCTGCACCGTCTTCATTTCCAGCGTCGTGTACAACAGCGGGATCTCCCGCCCCTTCAGCTCAATCGTCACCATTTTCCAGCACTCCTTTAAATCCAAAAAAGCCGGGAGGCGGAGGATGTCCCCCGCCGCCCGTTGTGTGTGTTGTCGCCGATCATTAATAATCGTTCAATTCCCCAAAGGGGGCGCTGCCGTGCGCGGTGCGCGAGCCGGGGATCCCGGCCGCGGTGCGCGCGCGATTCCTTGCGGAAAGCCCCCTTAAGTAATCCCGGCTTTGCCGTTCAGGTAGCTCTTCGCCGCCGCCAGCGTGTCAAAGCTCTTGTGCTGGCAGAATTCCAGCGTGCCGGTGCTGTCCAGGCTGACGCCGGCGCCCACGCCCTGCAGCGTCGGAACGCGCCACTCGACGGACCGTTCCTTCGTGCGGGTTTCCTCGGAGCTGACGCCGAACTTGACTTTGTAGAACCACCAGCCCTCATACTTGACCGTGCCCTTGTCACGCATCACGCGCACATAGCCGAAACCCACGTCCGGGGACGCGGCGTCCGTGATCGTGTACTCGGAGCTGCTCACGGTCTCGCCCAGGAGAAGGGCGCGGGCCGCGTCGTTCAGTCCGCTGGGCTCGAAGTCGATCGTGTAGCCCAGGATGCCGTTGTCGCTGTCCAGTTCCACATCGTCGCCGTAGAAGCGCCCGTCCGCCCGCTCCCAGGAAAGGGAGGCGCTGACCGCTTCGGCAAAATTGGATCCGCTCCCGCTCTTGTAGCTGATCGAGGATCCGGGCGTGTACGTCTGGACCGTCGCCGCTACGGGATAAACCATACCCACATTCGCATTCATGCTGTTTTCCCTCCAGATTAGTTCTTGTTCATGGCCTCGAATTCCGTTTCGATCACGTTCTTCATGGCCGTCATCGCGCCGTTCGCCCCGCCTTTCGATGCTTTCCGGACGAAGGGCTGTTTCTGCATAAAGCTGGTGCCCGAGTTGATCGCGTTCACGATCTTCGGGACCGGCACGGTCTTCCCGGCCAGCTTCGTGTATCCGCTGTTCGCAAACCCGACCGAAGTGTTCACCTCCGTGCCGTTTTTGTCGAACTTCGCGACACCCGCGCCGGCGCGCTCGACCGCTGCCTTCTCTTCCGGGCTCGGCAGTCTTGTCTGCCCCGGCCCGGCATACTGGAACGGCGCCGTTTTAATGGAGGCGATTTGCTTGGCGACTTCCCGCCGCATCACGCCCGCGCCCTCGTACAGCGCCTTGGAGGCAACCGCCGCGGCCCGCTCTTCCATCCGGCTCAGCGTTTCGCTGATCTCCGCCATTCCGTCCACTTTCATCTCGTACGGCATCAGGCATCCCCCGCGTTCTGGGCCGCCGGTTCCGTTTCCGGTTCCTCGTTGTCCAGGACCGTGAACGTCCATTCCACATGGAACAGCCCCGTGCCGGTCTCGTACTGGGTGCTGTTCAGCTCCCAGCTGTTCCCGAGGATCTCCGTCAGGATCTCTTCCGTCTCCTCGATCAGGTCGTCCCTGTCCGTCAGTTTCGGGTAAAACAAATCGACCGAGCCTTCCCAGCTCCGGTCGATCTTCTCCCCGTCCGCGTTCAGGCTGCCGCTCTCGAAGTCCAGGCTGATCACCCGGAAAGCGCCCTCGGGCCGCGTCTTCCACGCGTATTCAGCGATCGGGGTTGTGCTCAGCTTCAGCGCTGCCACCAGCGCGGCGTATTCGCTCGGCATCAGCCCACCCCCTCAGCTTCCGGTTTGGGATCCGGTTCCGGTTCAGGCGCCGGCGGCAGGTACCGGGCATTCCCGGCCTCCCGCTGCAGCGTCAGTTCGATCCCGTCCGTCTCCGTGATGTAGGTCCGCAGGATCCGGTACCGGACGCCCCCCAATTCACAGAGGCCTTCGCCCCCGTACTCGAAATCATGGGCCAAGATCACCTTCAGCTCCGGGTTCAGTCCGATCCCCATCGCCTGATAGGCTTCCTGCATTCCGATACTCTTCACCGTGCAGTACACCGTGCGCTTTGTCTCCGTCGGTTCGGTGCCCACTCCGGCCGCCACGGGGCTGACCGCGATCAGGTCCACCACGTTCGCCTTCATCATGTGCCGTCACCGCCGTCGTCTTCGCCGTCGTAAGCCGTGTACCCCGTCGCGTGCATCAGCTGCACCTTCTGGGTGTCGTAAGCGTCCGCCAGCTGCTGATAGTTCGGCGGATTGCCGAACCGCATCGCCGCGTAGGTGATCACCGCCCGCATGGCCAGATCGTCCGTCAGCGTGCTCACGTCCGTCACCGCGTCGTTCGTCCCGATGGTGAACGAAACCGTCCCGGGCAGCTGCACCCCCGCGATCGCCAGGTCATTCGCGCCGGCCATCAGCAGGCTGGCGATCTCCGTGTCGAAGTTGTCGATCGTCACCCGCAGCGCCTTCTTCGCTTCCTTCAGCATGGGTTCTCACCTCGTTGTTCAAAAAATAAGGGCGGGCGAGTGCTGTTCCCGCCCGCCGGACTGCCCGAAGGCAGAACGGCCGTATTCATTTCGGCCCGCCTGTGAGCTGGTCCCGGAATCCTTCGTCCACCGATACCCGCATGATGTGCCCGATCTTCAGCCGACTGTCGCAGTGGAATCTGATATCCAGCTTCCGCGCCCGCCAGCAGAAGGTCAGGTCCTCACCCAGCCCGGCCACCGGGAAGAAAGGAACCCCGTAGATGCCCATCGCTTCCAGTACGTCCATCCGCATCAGGACGCAGGCGAAGCCGCAGGCCTCCACCTCGAAAACCTCGTTCCGCGGGTAATCCTCGTAGATCTCCCGGTAGGGCGTGATCAGCTTGCCTTCCGTTCTGACGTCCAGCGCCTTGTAGATGCACGGGTTGAACGGCGGCCTCCGGCCGAAGCACAGCCCCGTCACGCACTGGCGCCCCTGGATGTCTTCCAGCAGCCGGTCCAGCAGGTCGGGCTCGAAGGTCATGTCCGAGTCCAGCCACAGCACAAAGTCGTATCCGCCCTTGTCCCGGGCGTACTTCACCAGCTGGTTCCGGGCGTCATACACCAGGCTTGCTTTCAGGTACTTCACGTCGACCTCGCCCTTGTGCCGGATCAGCATGTCCGTCAGGCACTCGGCAAAGTCCGCTTCCAGGTAGTCCATACAGGGAACCGCGATCAAAGTTTTCATCAGGCCAGCACTCCTTTTGAAAAGCTGAGGCGGAGGATT